ATCAACTTCAAACATTTGCGTGTCATTCAAATAGATGTCCACTATACCATCACCCTCTAAATCTAAAGTTGGTTTAGCATATATATTACCAATGTTATTTATAATCAAATGGTCGCTTCCATCTTTCAATGTGATTACATCTAAAATAAATGGCAAGTCATTGTTTTCTTGAGAAATGTTTGTTTGTCCTTGAATACTATTTGCCATTGATAAACTATCTAACTGCTCTATAAGAGTAGTATCTTCTATTAGAGTATTAGTAGAATTGGCTAGTACATAATATACTATTGTATTATGTGTACTTAACCATGTTTTAAAATCATTTATTGTCCAAGTTCCATAAGATGTTGGGACTAAATATATGTAATCATTATATTTTCTACAACTACCTACTATATTAGAATTTTTGTACTCTAAATAATTACATATAGTTTCTTTAGTTCCATAAGTTGCCCCATCATTTGTATAATAAGAAAAAATATCTGCACTTGTACTACTACTTTTTCCAAAATTCTCACTACCATTTAAAACAACTTTCCCTATTTCTTTATGTAAATACCAACTACCATTATCTTTATAGATATAGTCTTGGTATGTTCCTATTTTACATAGTTCTATTGGTGTTGTTCCATAAGGTGTATAATGGTTGGCTTTGCTTCCTTCTTCTACCATTGGTTTAAATAATAAATTATTAATTGTTTGCCCATTTGCGATATATATTGCCACATTCCAATTACTACTTGAATTAGTAAAAGAGAAAGTAGAACTATTTCCATAATCATAAAAAGTGCCTGTTCCTGTTCCCCATATTTGTAATCTATATGTGCTAGAACTACCACCACTTGGGCAACCACTTAATGTTAATGTTTTATTAAGTAATTTACTTCTTATATTTGTTTGTGTTTGGTCGCAAGTAATAAAAGAAGTATCGGCGGTTGCAGTTCCATTTACCAAAACACTTCCATCAAAATTTACTGTAAAAGTAAGGCCATTAATTGAAGTAGTTGTTCTCATATTATTAATTAAATTCTCTACTCCTAAATATAAAGGGTATGTATTTCCTATATATGGTTCATAAGTTGTGGCAGTTGAACCTTTTTCTAGTTGTGGGTATATAGTGGTGTTTATTGTTTGCCCACTCATTACTCTTATAAACACTCTAAAAGTATCACCACTTTGTATAGATAAGTTTGTACCACTACTTGTATAACTTTGGTGATAAGACATAGTGCCATTTCTATTTTGTACTGCATATAACATATATGTATTACCACTACCACTACTAGCACCATTTAAGTTATAAGTATCAGTAGTTAAACCTAAATCAACATATTGACTAGAACTACCTACTAAATAAAAATCGGCTACTGCAGTAGATGTACCACTTAATTTAACACTACCATCACTATTCCTAGTAAAGGTTATACCACTAATAGTTTGAGTTGTAGTTGTATTTGGTAATAAATTCTTCCCACATATATTAATCTCATTATCTCCACTTACTACATTAACATTTTGTGGGTAAGATGGGTTGGGTGAAGCAGTTCCACCAACATAAGGTTCGTATTCTCCTGGTGTACTTCCCTCTACTAACATTAATTTTACATTTTGTGCATTTATCGTATTCCCACTATTTGTATAAAAAGCAAGTGCTATTGAAGTTAATTCTCCACTTGTTGTTATTGTATTATTTGCAGTCAAATATTTTTGTGTTCCATCTTGTTTAAATGGAATTGATAAATTAAATGTTTGGTTGTTATAAGGTTGTGAACTATAAAAATAATATGTTTTACCACTTTCTAACCCAACTTGTGAAGCACCAAACAAAATATTTAAAGAAGTATTAGCAGTTGCAGTTCCTGTTATGCTAAATGTTCCATCACCATTATTGGTAAATGTAATTCCGTTTGTTGTTCTCGTTGTAATATATTGGTCTTGGTGTAATAAATTCTTTCCTGTATATTGTACTTGACTTGTATTACCTGTTAAATCAAATTTGTTGAATATTGCATTTGCAGTATCATTCAAGGTTAATTCAGTACCCTCACCCTCGACATAATCATATTCTTCCTCGAGTGGTGTTTCATTTAAAGGGTATTTGAATGGTTGGCAATGGAATGTGACATTTGCTGTCTTAAATTTAATCAACTTATCATAATCAATTTGTTCTAGTATTTTAAAATTATAATACTTGTCAGGCTCGTCACTGAATACGATTGTTCCTGATTGATTGAAGAATGCAATTACTTCGTTGATGTCGAATGATCCAAACAAACCAATTGCCATTGTTTTATCATAAGCACTATAACCAAGGTTTGTTGTTATATCGCCATCGCGTCCATCAATTTCTTCTCTCAATGTTCGCATAGCAGGTTTGCTAATTGAAGGCAAAGAACTAATTGCTAGACCTTGTATTGTTAGCGAATTAGTTCCATTTATTATTACATAATTTCTCATAATGTACCTCCATAAATTTCTTCAGTAATTGTTTTTGAAACGAACTTTCCAACTTCGCGATCGTCAAGTGCGATTTCCATATCATTAAGTGCGTCTTTCATTGCTTTACTCATTAACTCATAATTTTGTTCATAAGTAATATTTGGATTGATTTGAGGATTTATTGAAGAATTAATTCCATATTGAAGGCCTCTCATTGCATTATCGACATTTGACACTAAACTATCAATAGGGATTGATTTCGCCATGTCTTTTTCAACAGCACCCATTGCTTCTTCAAATCCAACTCCAACTCCTTCACCCAACCACCAACCGATTTCGTCAGCCATAAGTTTTGAAGGTGAACCAATTTTGAATATTTTCTTCAAGAATTTTGTAACATTACCAACCCAATCTTTCAATCTTTCTTTGATCCAATCAAGTGAATTAGTAATTCCTTCCATGATACCTTTTACGATATTCGTTCCAATTTCTTTAATCTTAGAAAAACCTTCTTCGATTTTTTCTTTAATTGTTGTTGGTATTTTCTTAATGATACCCCACAAAGTAGAATAATAAGAAACTATTCCATCTTTTAATGTCATTAGTAATTTCTTACCTACTTCAAGGATTTTTCCTCTATTATTCCAAAGTGTCTTGACAATATTTGTAATAATTGTTGGTGCAAGTTTTACCAATTGTACAATAATGATTGGGATTGCTTGTACAATTGCCATGAATAACTGAATTGCGCCCTCTAACAGCATTGGAAGGTTGTCCAAAAGTGTTGTAATAGTTATATCTATAATACTTGGTAATTCAGCCACTAATGCTTGAATAATAACAGGGATTGCCTGTACTATCGCCAAGAGCAATTGAATTGCGCCATCTAGTACGACAGGAATGTTAGTGATTAGTACCTCCAAAATTGTTGAAATTAGTTTTGGCAACTCAGCCGCCAAAGTTGGCAACGCGCCAATAATTCCATTTACTAATGCCATAAGTATATCTATTCCTGCTTGAATTAGACTAGGTAAATTTTGTGAAATAAACATTATAATTTCATTAATAACCATTGTTATTGTTTGTGATATTTGTTGTTGATTATTCGTTATGAAATTAAATATAGCGGTAAGTAAACCTGAAATTGCTTCTATTATTTGTGGAAGTAATTCCCAAAGCATATCGTCTAATAAAGGCGCTAATTTACTGAATAAAGTAGTTAGTCCACTAACAATTTGTGGCAATAAATTAGCAAACGCAGTCCCAACATTAATTGCAAATGTTGAAAAAGCCTCAGCCAATTGTTCAGGTGATCCTGAGCCATTAATAAAATTGTCGAATGCTGCTTTCATAGCACTTGCTGAACCGCTGATGGTTGTTGCTGCTTCGTCAGCAGTTGCCCCTGCAATTCCCAATTCTTCTTGAATTACATGGATTGCTGAATAGACATCATTCAAGTTTTTAATATCATACTTTTGACCACTAAACTTTTCAGCGTCTTTCAATAATCTTTCCATCTCGGTTTTAGTTCCACCATAACCAAGTTTTAAGTTATCTAACATTGTATAATTTTGCTTTGCAAATCCTTGGTATGCTGACTGAATTGCGCTCATGTCAGTCCCCATTTTATTTGCATTATCAGCCATATCGATAACTGCTTGATCCGCTGCTCTAACAATGTCACTTGGATCAGCATTCTTCATGCTTTGTTTTAATGAAGCGGCAAAGGAAGTAACGGTTTCCATATATTGATTAGCACTCAACCCTGCTGAACTATATGCTTGCGAGGCTTTGTCCATTGCAAGCATTTGTGCTTTTTGTAATCCGTCCCACTCTTTTTCGACCTGTGCAATTGTTTTGCCATTGTTTTCAGCGTATTCCTCAAGAGTAGTTCCACCATTTCCAAACAATGTTAGAATACCACCAACATTTTGCTCTAATGCAGCATAGGATTTAACCCCTGCTGTAACCAAACCTGCCAATGCGCCACCTACAACTGCACTGACTTGGCCAAGTTTCTTGGTAACTTCTAATGCAACATCACCGACTTTTTTAAGTCCGTCTTTAAGTTTTGACATGTCTATTCCTGAAGTAGCCTTCAGTTCTTTTTGCATGTCTTTCAAAGCACTTTCACTTTTTGCTATTTCCAAACTTAATTGATTATAACTTTCTTTTTGTTCGTCAGTAAGTTTGTTATAATCGCCCATTTGTCTTTGTGCTTCTTTTAAAGTTTCAAGTCTATCTTTTGTCGCTGAAATATTTCTTGCAAGAACATCTTGTTTTTGTGCAAGAAGTTCAGTATTCTTTGGATCTAATTTCAAGGCTTGATTTAAAGACTTTAAATCACTATTCAAAGAAAAAACTTGTTTATCAACGCCCTTCAATGCGTCTTGAAGTTTTGTGGTATTACCACCAATTTCAATAGTTATTCCTTGAATTTTCTTGTTTGCCATAATAAACCTCCTTTTTATGAATATTAAAAAAGACTACTCTAAAGAGTAATCCTTTTTACTACTCATAAAGAGTAGTAAGTTTTATTGTGCTTCATAAACTGAAGCAAAGAAGCCTGTGTAATCAGCAGTATTTGTTCCGTTATCTTCCATAAATACTTTGATTGCACCATCGGTAATTCTTGCACTTGCAGTTATGTCTAATGTGTCAGTAACAGGTTCTTTGCTTGTTTCAATAGTTTGAGAAGCAGTTGAAGGTCTATTTGCTGATACATTATAAAACCAAAATCTTCTTCCTTTGCTGTCCCCTTCGATTTGGAAACCTAAAGCAAAGTCAGCAATTGTGTCGTCTTTATTTTCAACCATAGCACCTTTAGTGTCAGTTGTTTCACCTAAAATTGTTGTTCTAAATGTGTCATTAATCATTGCAACTTCTAAAGATCCTGAATAACCTGCGTTTGCACTGCTTGAAAAATACTTTGTATTATCAGCAAAGAAATCAGCAGTGTCGCCTTCAGCGTCTAATGTTAAGTTAACTGCACCGGGTAACGCAAATGGTGTCTCATAAGTGATTGATGGATTTCCTTGTTGGTCAGTTCCATATGTTATTTTTGCAATATGAACATTGCTTAATCCAAATTTTACTTTATTTGCCATAATTTACCTCCTATTTATTTCAAATAAAAAAGCACTTTAAAGTGCTATATCTCATAAAAGTTATGATAGATTTTTTCTTCGTCGTCCCATATTTCGTCATAAATGTCATATGGGATTTCCTTATTAGTTAATAATTCTTCAATGCTTTGTTCTAACTCAATATCTTTCTTTTCAGTTACCAACTCAATTTCAAAGTTATAAGGTCGATAATAAGTAATACTATCAGCCTTAAATGTTTCAGGGCTTGTTTCGCGATAAACTATAAATGGTGGCTCAATGTTTTTGTTCGAATTAAAATGGTCATATGCAACGGGAATATTTAAGGTTTCTAACATTTCGAATAAATCTTCATGTTTCATTGTTAACCTCCGTTCTTAATAATGTTTTCGACATCTCTCTCATATTGAGAAACGCACATTTCTTCAACGGGTGCTATATGAATTTGAGGCTTTGAAGTCCTTCCATTACGCAAAGCGTGTGGTTTTTCAAGCAAGTGAGTTAACATATATTCACTATTGTGAATAATACATTCAATCTCATATCTTCCTTTTTTCGTTTTCATTCGCCAACCTTTTCTATATTTCCCCGTTCTTTTTGGCGATGTGTTTTTTAATTCAGCAACGCCTTTTTTCGAAACCTCTTGTGCGTCTTTTGAAATTGCTTCCTGAATGTCATTAGAATACTCATTAAGTATTTTGTTGACATCTAAAATGCTGTCAGCCATTATTTTGATTTTCCTTTATTACGCCAATTTTCTTGGCGCAAACTAGAACAATGTCAAATTTATTTTTTGGATCTATTGTTCTAATAATTGCATATCGGTCATTGTTCCATTCTATTTCGTCTTCGCCATTGTAATTTAATCGTTTGATTACAAATTCCATTGATGGTGTTAGCCCAACCTCGACTGCGGAATAGAACTCGTTTGTTCTAATGCTTTGAGGCTTAGCATAACACTTTGTAAGTGTTTGGGAAGCAACAACATCGTTGCCAATGTTGTCTTGTGCTTCCGTCTTACTTACAAGATATATTATTTCTTGGTATGGCATTATACAACCTCAATGTATTCCTTCGTGTGCCTCAACACATCTTTTTGTAATAAATATGAATTGGCGTACATTTCAGCGTTTGGAACATCTAAGAAACTTAAAACATAAGTTATAATTGCCGTTTGAACTAAAGCATTTGGATTATCAATCAATGTATCGACTATGCCGATACTCTTAAGGTCTAATTTTGCACTATCAATCCATGAATTAATCATAGTATCGAACTCGTTGTGATTTATACCTTGTATTTTTTTAATTTCCTCTAGCATAGCCTTACCTCATTTCTTATTCAGTTGGTTTTGCAATTAATGTGAATGCTTTATCAGCAACAACACCAACTCCAACATATCTACGACCTAAAATACGAACAATATCGTCAGTCATTAGAGTAGTATCGTCATATTTGATTTCAATACCATCACCACTTGGGTAATTAGCCATTGCACCATAGCCAAAATCACCAACTATTGCATAAACTGCACCATTTGAAGCAGTGTCATATGCAGGAAGTGAATTATTGAATACAACTCTTAATCCTTCGAATGGATCTACTGAGAAACCATTAGCATAAGCAACTGCTTTGAAGTTAGCATAAGTTAATTTGTTCATTACGATTACATTGTTGCTTGCTTCGTCGCTTAAGTTAGCGATTGCATTTGCAATTGTTCCAACAGCAGGTGCTTCAGTAATTTTATTTGCTGATGGTGAACTTGCACTTGCACTTTGTGGTAATTGAGCAATTGCAGCAACTAACATGTCAGCACATTTCTTAGCAATTCTATAAGTTAATTCGTCATAGATATATCTTAAGAATGCTTCACCTCTCATGTCGATTACTTCGTCACTTAATCCAATCCATTTTTTGATTGATACAGGTGTTAATTCTACTATTCCAAGAACTAATTCTTCTTCAGTAACACCTTCTTCAGCGCCTTCTAAATGAATTTGTGCGCCTGTTGAAGAAACTTCAAATTGAACTTTTAAGTTTCCTTTTACGCTTAATGATCTAACTAAGCCCATTAAGTCTTCTCTTTCCCAAGCAGTTCTAACAATGTCTTCAACTATCTCAGGAACTTCAACTGAACCTGTAACTTCAGTTGCGTTAGTAGTGAATAAACTTCTTAATTCTTTGTCACTACCTGTTTTAATGTATTCAGCATATGCTTCTACATACTCTTTTGAATTTCTAAATTCTTCATTTGTCATAATCTTTCTTTCCTCCTTGATTACTTCTTGTGCCTTGAATGATTTTTCTTCTAATTCACCGGCTTGTTCTTCGACTTCTTTTTGTTCTTCGATTTGTTTTACTTCTTCGTTAAGTGCTTCAACTTCTTGGTTTAGTTCTTCAACTTTTTCAATTTCTTCAGTTGCTTCAACTTCCTCACGAATTTCAGCCTTTCGATTTTCAATTTCTTCTAGTCTAGTCATTACTAAACCTCCTTTTGTTTTTTGCTATTTCAAAGCATAACTGCTTACTATTGCCCTCCGGCATTTATTAAAACGACTTAGTGAACGTCCGCCCACAAAAAAAGAACTTGTCCAAGTTCCTTCTTCTTAATCGTATTAACCTAATTTTTCTAGCAAAGCATTCTTTGCTTCTTGAAGTTTTGCTTTGCGTTCTTCTTCAGCAAGTTCTTGTTCATGTTGTTTTCTTAATTCTTCTCGTCTAGTTAAGAACTCGTCGTTTTCGTTTCTTGCATAAACTGAAGTGCTGTCATAGAATGGCATGTCAACAACTGAAACATCGTATAACTTATCAATGTCAGTTATTGTTCTTGTGTCAGTGTCATAATCATACTCGTCACCTCTAGTTGTGAATGCAAAGGACATTTTGTCAATTAACCCTGCTTTGATTGATTTGTAAATATCTTTGTTTGATTGTGTATCGATCAATTCAGCACGAATAAACAATCCTTTTTCGTCCTTTTTCAATTCCAATGAATGGTTTCTAGTACGAGCCATTATTAAGTGGCTGTCTTCATGATTATACTTTAGAGGGACATCACTCATGTCAGTGTTATCTAATGCTCTATCACTTATTATTTCAGTGTAACCATGTGTTGCAGGGCTATTGAAAGTAATTGCATAACCTTCAACGATCATTTTGTCTTCTTCTTCAGGTGTTCTCAATTCAACATCTAAAAGTCTAACTTCCTTGTTCTTCATTGCTATTTTCCTCCGTTTCATTAGTTTCTTCCATCACTGAATGGTTTTGGTCTATTAATATAACATCGCCATCTTCTCTAGGTGCTAAATTAAATACTTCTCTTAATTCATTAAGTGTCATGATGTTATTTGCATATCTTAATAACTCAATCTTGGTTTTATTGCTTGCATATTGCAACCTATTGCTTTCAAATATAATTTCATTGCCAAAATTCTTTTGTGTTGGTGTAAATAATTTATTAGTAAATTCCAAAGACATTTGTAAGCCTATTGGTTCAAGAACACTTTCATAGAATGCGTTCCATTCGTCCTCACTATATTTACTTTGAATAATGTTTTCATTAACACCAAAATAAGCAAGGATCTTATCGTCAAAGATTTTGATTTGATTTTCACTTGCTGTTGTTGGTTCAATCTTAACAGGTGTGAAATCAGTAGAAGCGTCTAGTCCGCCAATTCCTGATTTGTCGCCATTTCTAATAAAATCCTCAACAAACTGATCTCGCATTTTCTTAACATCTTCAGGTTTTAATAATGCTTTTGTTGATTTTATTATTCCTTTAATATGTTGAGTTGTTTTAATTGCGTTAACAATTCCTTCGTCAATAATATGCTTAATTGATAATGTCTTAACTATTGGAATTGTGTTTCCACCAAATAAACCATCTTTGCTTGTAAACCTAGTTAAGTGAATGCAACTATCATAAGGAACAAATCTTTCCTTGCTTCTTCCAAATTTGAACTTAATCCAAACTCTTCCTTCAAACTCATACAATTTGCCTTCACTAAAGTCTAATGGGTATAATCCTGTAACATTCAAATTACTATCTCTTTGAATATAGACAAAACTATCATTGTAGAGTTCTAGGTTTGTAATAACTTGATAATAGAATTTGAAAGCGTCTTGTAATTCGTTTGGTTGCTTAGATAACAACTTATACAAATTGCTTGTTAGGTTTTCCATTTTGCCATCAAAATTTCTAATGTGTCTTGGGTGCATTTTAGCCCCGTTGCGCGCAATTGCGTCAACACAAGCACGAATGTCTATGTCGTTGTGAAAGTCGCCTTTATAAGTCGTAAAAACAGCCTTGCTGTCGTCTAACACTTTGACTTCAGTTGCTGTTTGCGGAATAACACTTGATTTGTCAGTTCCAAATATTCTACTGAATAAACTTCTTCTTTCCATTAAATAACCTCCTCATTTATATAACTCAAATATTCTTGTTGCTTATTTATATAAATAACATATGCGTCCATCAAGGAAGCCACTCCATCAATTCGTTGCCTTGCTTTTTCTTTTGACAGCATAATGTTTTCATTATCGTCCATTTTTACAACAACATTCGACAAATTCCATTTAAGAATTGGATTGTTGTTATAATTTATCTTTTTATCTATTAAATCGCCTTTCATTTGTTTCAATGGCGCACTTTCAGTTTTAAATCCTTGCCTTACTTCAACCATGTCAAAACCTTGTTCAACCATGCTGTCTTTCCAATAGTTAGCATTCCAACTATCATAGCCAACCCACAAAGGTCTTAGGTCGTTGTCTTGAACCTGCTCAACAAACCACTTTGTGACATCGTTATAATCAATCTTGCTATCACCACTTAATCTCAACCAACCATTCTTTAGCCATTTATCATATGGAATTTTGTCTTCAATTACCTTCCTGTCAAGCGAATTGGTTGGAATGAAATACATTTGTTTCACTCTTATCTTTCCTTTATACACTCCAAGCAAAGTTGCGCATGTTAAGTCAGTTGTTGAAGATAGATCACAACCGCCTATACAATAGCAGTCTTTCCATTCAGTGTATATTTCTTCGTTGTTAAGGTCGTCAAATGTTAACCATGCGTTGATTGTGTTTTGTCTAACATTGAAATCCTTACATAATAAATTTACTAATTCAATTGGATTAGCCTTGGCTCTTTCAACTTTTTCTCTTACTGATTTCAAAGACTTAATTGAACCCAATGCGGGATTTGCTTTGAACCAACATTCTTCATTAAGCCATTCTTTTTCTTCGTCCAATTCATATATAACAGGAAGAAGAATTTCGTCTTCTATTGTTCCGTCAATTACTTGCGAAGCATAATCATACTCAACATCAAAAACATTTTGTCTTATTGTTCCCATTGTTGATGTTTCCAAAAGCAATGGCTGAGTTCTTGCTGACATGCTGTCATACATTACATCAAGCAAGTTTCTATCTTTCCACGCATGAACCTCGTCAGCAATTACCAAGTGAGCATTTAATCCGTCTAAGGAATTACTATCACTTGCCAATGCCCTGAATGTTGCGTCCTTCTCGTCATAATAAATTCCACCAATCAAACAGCGAAATCTTTTTGACAAGACAGGTGATTTTCTTATCATTTTCTTGGCTTCTTCCCAAACAATCTTTGATTGTTCTTTTTTAGTGGCAACTGAATATACTTCAGCACCGCCTTCGTTATCAGCCATTGTCATATATATTCCAATTGCACTTGCAAGAACGGATTTTCCATTCTTCCTTGCAACAAATAGAATTGCTTTTCTATACTTTCTTAATCCTGTGTCTTTATCAACAAAACCAAACAATGCTTCTATGAATGCTTTTTGAAATAGTTCCAATTTTAATGGTTTGCCATTCCAAACACCTTTAGATTGTTTCAAATATTTCTCAATAAACCTAACAGGCCTTGTTGCTTTCTTCTCGTCAAACACATAAGTGTGTTCTTCAAGTTCGCCTGTTATTTTATTCAAAAAAGAAACCACTTGAGGTTTCTTAATATTGTCAACTAACTTCTTATATACTTTGATAATCTTCTTGTTGACCTTATTTGGATTGTTAATGATCCAATCATAATATTCTTCAATACTACTCATTCAAGAACTCGTCCAAATCTTCGTCAGTATCATTTGAAGCGCCTTGGTTTATCATTTCTTTCAACTTTAATATTTTATTGAATGCACTATCACTTGTCTTTGTGTACTTATCAACAGCAGGGTGAATGTATATGTTCTCTCGTCCTTTTACATACTCTTTAGTTATCGTTGAGCCATCTTCTCGAAACGAATTTTCAAGTGATTGAAGCATTTCTATTTGAACTTCAAGCAAATGATAACTTGTAAGGAATGAAGCGTCTTTGTCTAATCCTCTTTCAGTTGCCTCAGCCAAGATACCTTTTGCTAATTCTTTCACATTCTTTTTATCTTTTGCCATTTGTTTTCAAATCCTCCTAAATCCAAAAAAAGTTGTGCAAATCCGCACACTTTTTGAACCA